CCAAACAATTAAATTAGCGCATTTAGCACCTGCAACAACAACATTTGATTCCAATCCAGCCGTCAATTGGTCAGATATGCCAGTTTCAGACGTGAGTATTGTAAAAACATTTAACTGGACTATATCAACAAGTGGATGGTTAGTTATTAATTTTGATACGCCTTTTTGTTATAATGGGACAAGCAATTTAATATTAGGATGGGAAAACCGTGATGGAAGTTGGACAAGTGGATTTGGTTCTGCAGAGTCAACCTTAATAACAAATAAAGGGGCTTATGCAAATAGTGATCCTGCTTTTCCTACAGGTAATGGACTTAGATTTAGCTATAGAATGAATATACGTTTTAAATATTAAATATGGCAGTAGATAGAAATGCTTTGGTGCAAGAACTAGAACAATACGGGAATGTTGTATTTTGCGATATTAATAATATAATATCTTATGTTGTTGTAATGTCAGATTGGACTTCAGACCAAGCTACATTTGAGGCAATTGCAAATATTTACATTATTCCTGATTTTCCTTATTTATACAATTCTACATTGCAAGACGGAACAATAAAAGCACAATACAATTCAGTAGAATTTAACTCTTAGTAATAAAAAATAATGTACGCTGAAGGAGGTTATACAATGATATCTGGGGTATTATTATCTCTAGGCTTTATAGCTTTAGGTGTATGGTACTTCAATAAAATGATTGATTCAAGTTTGGATCAAAAAGCGTGGTTAACAAGATTTATTTCTTTATTATTAGCTGCAATGCTTGGGCTTTTTATGGTTGATAAACTTGTTTCATTCAAAATAAAACTATTAACAGATGAGATATCTAATGGACTATTTGAATTAATAAAAAATATTGTATTAGTAGTATTTGGTTACCAATTTAATGATAAATCTAATAAATAAAAAATCATGGAATCACTTAAAGACAGATGGAATGCTAAAACTCCAACATTTTGGAAAAAAGTACAACGTATAGGATTAGTAGCAGGAGCATTGGGCGCAGCTATTATTGCAGCTCCTATAGCTTTACCAGCAGCTTTAGTTACAGGCGCAGGTTATTTTGTTGCAGTTGGTACAGTGACAGCTACATTATCGCAACTGACTAAGGAAGATAAGTAAAAAATAAACATTTTTATTTAAAATACTTATCAAAAATCTATTAATTTCTAAAATAATTTTATTATATTAAGTATATATACTTAAAAAATGAAAAAAGAAGCAACATCTGGATTTATAGGATTTACAAGTCCCGGAGATTTTTTAGATTCGCTTGTTGGAACTAAGACATGGTTAATTAACAGTTTTGTTGCATTTATTGCGGGAATGAGTTCCTTTGTTACAAATTATATTTGGGATGATCCTAAAGCTGTATGGACACTTTGGAGCCTTATGCTTGCTGATTGGGTAACAGGTATTGCAAAAGCTGTTGTGAACAAAAGATTTGTAAGCTTTAAAATATGGAGAATGCCTTTGTATTTTGTTGCTACAGCTTATATTTTACATATTTCATGGTATATGGCTAAAGGAAATATAGTATATACATGGTTACCGGGATTAGTAATAGGTGGATTTTATTCTGTGTATTTTGTATCTCTATTGGAAAATTTAGGAAGTTTAAATTTACTTCCTAAACCTATTGTTACATTATTGAAAAATAAGTTTGGCTTAAAGAAATTATTTGATAAAGATAATACTGATGAACCCAACCAGGCTTAAAACAGGAGACATTTTACATTGTACAGGCCACAAAAGGTTGAGTAAAATAATAAGAAAATTTACAAAGTCTAAGTTTTCACATTCAGCTTTGTTTATTGAAATTTGGGGGCAGGCTTATATTATAGATGCTCAAAACGATGGAGTAAATCTCCGGCCATTTAGCGAATGGCAAAGAACTTACGGATATGATTTTGTAATTCATAGATCTAATAAAGGTTTTGATGAAAAAGAATTATCTATTCGTGCTCTTACTAAAGTAGGCAATACGGCTTACGATTTTGAAAGCCTTATTTTAAAACACCCTTGGACTATTATAACTAACTCTTCATGGAAATTAAAAAAAGATCAGTATGAACGTATGACATGCTCTGAATTTGTAGCATGGGTATACGGTACTGAAAGATCTTACAGAATTTCACCAGAAGATTTGCATAATTGGTGTTTAATAAATAATTTCAGTATTATAAAACTTGATTAAAATTTAAAACAATGAAAAAAACATCTATGTCAAAAATGACAAAAGCTCCTAAAAAAATGATGAAAGGGGGAACTAGCTCAAAAACGTATGCTAAAGTTGGAACAGTTACTACCGGAGATCCCGGAGAAAGATTTAGAAAAAAAGCTGATAAAGAAGCAGCTAAATCTGAATTTAAAAAGCAAAGACTTCAAAATAAGCTAGACAGAAAACAAACAAAAGTTGTAGCTAAACAAGAACGTAAAAGTACAGAAGCTCAAGGTGATGCAGCAGTTGATCGCGCACTTACACAGAAAAAAACTAATCGTGCAGGCAGAATTGGAGAATTCCTTAGCAGAGCCCGTTCTAGTGAAAGGAATGTTAATGTAAGAGGAGACCGCCGTATATTTGGTAATAATTCTAACACTACTAATACAGACAATAGTACAACTACTAAATCTACTACAACTACATCTGGAGCAGCTGGAGGTGGAGGTGGTCAATCAGGATCAAGTTCAAGTTCAGGATCAAGTTCAAAATCAGGACAATCTAGCCAACAAGGAACAAGAATTCAAGACGAAAGAGGCTCTAGAAATAGAAGTAATCAACAAACGTCAGTTGGAAGCATGGGTAAACAAATTGACTCTCAACAAAAAGGTGGAACTACAAAAAATAAAAAAGTTATGAAAAAAGGTGGAGTGGCAACTGCTAAAATGGCAAAGCCAAAAATGAAAACAGGAGGAATGTCTAACCCTAACAAAATAGCAACTGTTACCAAAAAAGCTACAAAATATACAGGTGGTAAAAATGGTAGCATGATGATGAACGGTGGCATGTCTAAAAAGAAAAAATAATGCCAAAGGATTCTTGTTATCGTAGTGTAAAAGCACGGTATGCAGTGTTTCCTTCAGCAAGGGCTTCTCAAGCTATTGCCAAATGCCGTAAAGGTAAAGGGCAAGTAAGAAAGACTGAGAAAGGCACTGAACTTAAAAGATGGCAAGCTGAAAAGTGGCAAGACACTAAATCCGGAAAAGCATGTGGGGCTGGTGGTAAAAATGAATACTGCCGCCCTACTAAACGGATATCTAAAGACACACCTAAAACTAAAAGTGAATTATCTCCTTCTAAATTAAAAGCTAAAAAAGCTGAAAAGTCAAAAGTAGGTATGGGAAGAAGGGTTAAAAAAGTTTAATTATGGCAAAGGCAGCATCTAATAAAATTCCTAAAGGTTCTCATAAAATGCCGGACGGTAAGATTATGAAAGACTCTGCTCATAAAAAAATGAAGAAGGGTGGATCTACTCCAGCATGGCAAAGAAAAGAAGGTAAGAATTCTGAAGGAGGTTTAAATGCTAAAGGTCGTGCTTCTTACAATAAAGCTAATCCCGGAAAACCTGGATTAAAAGCTCCGCAACCTGAAGGCGGGCCTAGAAAAAAATCATTTTGTGCTAGAATGTCTGGCATGAAAAAAAAACTAACAAGTTCAAAGACAGCTAATGATCCTAACTCAAGGATTAATAAGTCTTTACGTAAATGGAAATGCTAAGACTATGGAAAAGTGTAAAATGTGTGGTAAAATGAAAAAAGCTTCATGTAAAATGTGTGGCGGTCATTCACCAAAGAAAAAAATGACGAAAGGTGGTACTTCTCCTTCTGCAGGATTATCAAAAAAAGAAAAATCATCTGTTGTAAAAAAAGCAACTGCTGGCGAAGACATTGGCAAAAAGGGTAAAATGTTTGCTAAAATAGCTGAAAAAGCTGGTGGCGGTAAAAAAGGTAAAAAAATTGCTGCTGCAGCTATGTGGAAAAATATTAAAAAAAAATAAATAATATGCAATTAAGTAAAAATTTAGCATTAGCAGAAGTAATGAGATCAGAAACTGCTAAAAGAAAAGGAATTAGTAATATGCCTACACCAGAGCATATTGAAAACTTTAAATTATTGGCTGAGAAAGTATTCCAACCAATTAGAGAACACTTTGGAGTTCCAATTCATATCTCATCCGGCTACAGAAGTAAGGCTCTCAATACTGCTATCGGGGGAAGTTTGTCCTCACAGCATTGTTCAGGTGAAGCAATTGATATTGATATGGACGGTACATCAGTAACCAATGCTCAAATCTTTAACTTTATCAAAGACAATCTTAGTTTTGACCAACTCATTTGGGAGTTTGGTACAGATAGTAATCCTGATTGGGTTCATGTATCTTATGAGTCTACAGGCAATCAACGTAAGCAGATCCTTAAGGCAGTTAAAAAAGGAGCAGGAGCTACTTCTTATGTTTTATATAAATAAAAACTTATGAAAGTAAGAAATGGTTGGAAGACAAAGAATAAACTTTGGGATAAATTGCATCTTAAACTACGTTTAGGTAAAATTGATGTGTTTGTATTTGAAGCTGATATTTCTTCAAAATTTTATATGATTACTATTTTTAACTTTAGTATAAAAACAAAATAATGGCTACAACTAAGAAAACATCAAAGAAAGCAGAGTGTGGTGAAAAAAGTAAAAAAGCTTTTACGGCAGGAATGATGGTTGGACAGAGAATGAATAAACCTTCAACTAAAAAGAAAAAGTAATGGCCGCGTCAGGATCAAACCCAAATAAAAAAAATGGATTAACTGGAACCTCTAAAGGTAAAAGTAAGTCTGCAAAATACTTTAGAGAAAATCCTGAAGCTAAAGCTAAGAAAGACGCGTACAATAAAGAATACCATGCTACTGAAGAACGTAAATCTTATAGAGTTAAACTAAATAAGGCTAATCGTAAATCAAAGACTTATGGAAACAAAGATGGGATGGATAAATCTCATACTACTTCCGGAAAACTTGTTTCTGAAAAGCAATCAACAAATAGAGCCAGAAACGGAAAAGGCAGCAGACCAAAAAAGAAATAAATACCCCACTATGATGTAAATCGTAGCACCCCCATGTTCTCAGGTTCATGGGGTTCTTTTTTAAATAATAATTAGTTAAACATATTTTATTATCTTTACTCGTAATTAAATAAAAATTATGGAGAAAGAAACCAACAACCCAGAATTAACTCCTGAACAATTACAAGAGTTAAGAGATGTTCAACTTGCATTTATGACAGAACAGCTTGACGCTTTAAAGATTCAAGAAGAATACACCAATCTAAAATCTAAAATTGCCGAGAATGTATTTAATGAACATTTTAATAAAATAAAACTGGCTCAATTAAAAAACCCACAACCGCAAGGATCTGATTTAGATATTGATAAAAACACAAAGTAATGGCAACGGCACTAGTTATTGAAAAAAACGTGCCTTTAAGTTTGTTTGATATAATTAGATATCAAATACACTTTCATTGCTTTATGAATAATATTCGTATTGCACCGGCACAATTAGATACATTAGCATATCTAGGCATGTGGGGAGAAATAAACATTTCTGATTTTTGTCAACAAGTAACAGATTTAGAATTATTTACACATCCTCAAACTGTACGTAATTTTGTAATAAAATGTGTAAAAGATGGATATATTATACGTAAAGGATTAGGTAGCAAAAATATTGAACTGGCCGATCTTTTCGGTTTACTTAATAATGGAAATATATTAATTACGTTAAAGTTGTACCATGTTGATCAAGTCCAAAAGTCTAATTCCTAATGTAGCAAAAAAGTTAAATCTGTCTGAAGAATTAGTAGAAGATGTAGTATACTATAATTATAAAAGTATAAGAACTAAAATAGAAACCTTTGGAGCTGAAAGAATACGAATTACTGGACTTGGTGTATTGCATATACGAAAAGAAAAGGTACAAGTATCTATAACTAAACTTAATTCAGCTTTAAAAAGTGATAAGATAAAAAGCTTTAAGCATGTAATCAAAAGAAAAAAGTTGGAACAGGCTTTAGAAGAACAAAAAATATTAATCTCAAAATTAACAAAAAATGGATCTATCAATCATTTGGAAAAATAGAAGTGAAATTCTTGAAGGAATTAAAAATAATGTTTTTAAAAGTGACGCTGTAGAAAATATTGCAGCCGAAAGAATGAAATCTTGTGATAAATGCATACTTATAGATAAGACAGGAGATAGATGTTTAGTACCTAAAACTCAACCTTGCTGTGGATCTTGCGGATGCTCCTTAAAATTAAAACTAAGAAGTCTTTCTTCAGAATGTCCGGAAGGATATTGGCAAGCTGTATTAACAGATGAAGAAGATATAATGCATGAAGAATTAAATCCAGAAGAAGATGATTAAGTTTATAGAAGATGGACATAAGTATACTAACCTAGATAATGAAGATACTTTCCAATGGATTAGCGTAACAAGACTTGTTGAACAATTTAAAGAGCCTTTTAATAAAGAAGAAGTTGCTTTAAAATGTTCTAAAGGTAAAAATCCTAAATATGCAGGAAAAGATCCTAAAGATATTATTGCAGCATGGGATAAAGAAAACCAACGTGCTACAACACTTGGTTCATGGTATCATAATCAAAGAGAAAAGGCAACGCTAGAATGTAATACGATTACAAGGGATGGAATAGAATTACCCATAATAAATCCATTGCATGAAGGAAAAGTAAAAATAGCACCTGAACAAAATTTAGCGGAAGGTATTTACCCAGAACATTTAGTGTATTTAAGATCTGCAAGTATTTGCGGTCAAGCAGACCGTATTGAAATTGTTAATGGTCATATTGATGTATATGACTATAAGACAAGCAAAGAAATTAAAATGCGTAGTCATGAATTTTGGGATGGTACACGTAAGATGATGATCGGGCCTTTAAGACATTTAGAGGATTGTGAATTTAATCACTACGCATTACAGTTAAGCGTGTATATGTATATTATACAAAAGTACAATTACAATCTTGAAGCTGGTGTTTTAGAAATACATCATGTAGAATTTGAAGTAGAAAGTTTAGATGAATATGGTTATCCTGTGCATGCTACTGATCCGCAAGGAGAACCTATAATTAAAAAGATAAACACTATTGCTTTACCTTATTTAAAAAAAGAAGTAATTTCAATGTTAAAGTGGTTAGATATTAATAAGAAACAAGTTTTATACAATGCACATTAGATTATTTGAACTAGACGGAAGAACCGTTAAACCAACAGAACATTGCTATATGATTAGTTGGTTAAAAAAAATTATTGATGAACATCCGGAAGATCATGTAAAAGTTTTTGCTTACATATACTACATGAGTTATTTAGGACCAGATAATCCTTATTTTAATATATCAGAAGTAGATAGAGAAGAAA